TTCCAGCATCGACCATCGACATGCCTGTCGCCATCACGAAGTATGTAGCTGCGGGATGATTTACACAAAGCTCATTTAAATCAATACCTTTCTCAATGTAGTCCTGTGCTGGTGAGGGGAAACCTGCTTGCACTTTGTCTTGGAAGAAAGGTATCAGAAGCTTCAATGGGTCTGGTATTGGGTAAAAGATGTTCATATAACAACCTCACAAAATACTGTTTATGCATACAGTATAATCACGTGTTCTTGTGATTGTGAAGGGTAGACTGCGGGTAAATTCTTAGAGGGCTGATCTGCAAAGCAATAAAAAGCGCCGGTGCCGTCGAGGCATTGAAAGAAGAATTCCAGAAAAGGCTTGATGATCATTACCCGGGCGCGATCTTCGCAGCTCGGCGTGTTCATCGCCGAGCAATTACATGATAATAAAATTAGTTAATTAACTATCCCGGCAATGAGCCGGTTTTTTGTGCCTGTGATCTGGATATTTTTAGCATTCGAACTACTATCTGATCAGCTGTCATAAGAACAGCAAGCCTGCCAAGGCCTAAAATTTTCTTTCCTTGAATAGCCCACCTAGCCGGTGGGTTCTTTTTGTCCAAAAAATAGCTTTTATACTGTCTTAAACTAAAATTAACATTGGATGGAGTGACTACCTTCCAGTACTAAGTAATGTTGATAACTTTGATATTAGCCCGCTGTCCGAGCGGGCTTTTTTTATTCGTAAAACATCCCAGAGTTTCTTTAATTACGAAACCTTTTTTCTTAAGCGAATTTCATCAAAGCCACTAATATCTCTTCGGGAGCATAACTCTCGTTCCGAAACTAAATTTGGTGATGTTCACTGGCCCTCTTGCGAGGGCTTTTTTATGACATTGAGATCAGAAATTCGATGGCTTGCTTGAACCTATCTTTATGATGCAGATGAACCACTTTTTGCTGTTTTTGCTCCAACTGCGTAATGATTGTTTCCACACTCACTATCTTACCTTGTTCAAGGACAACAGCGACCGCATCACCGATCTCCTGACGTATTAACAAATGTTCTTCGTCTGTAAGCATAAACACCTCAAAGTTTTTTATGAGCCTAGCATACGAAAATGAGGAAAGGGGTTTTGAGGCGAGTTAGTTTTCTGATCGGCAAGGGAAGAAAGTTAAGAGTTGAGTTCTAAGCCGCCAGTCAGTTTATCAACCTGCATTTTAAGTTCTTCAATCTGCTCCTGCTGTGCCTGAATGGCACCAGTCATTTTAGCAAGCATGGCTATCTGGTTAAGGTGATAAGCGTTTTCGGGGTTCAATGGGTCAAACCCATCTTTTAAACCGTCCCCTTCTATGCACTCCGGCGACACTTCGACTAAATCATTTGCGATAAAACCTAGCTGGGTATCAGATTCTGCAAGAACCCCTCGGGCTATGTACTTAAATGACGCCACTCGCCATTGTAGTACTTCGTTGAGGAACTGCGCCGACAAATGCTCTTTATACTCGACGTCGGTTTTTAATAACTTATCCGAGGCGGGAGTAAAGTTAACATAGCCGTTGTTGGTGGTGTCCACCCAGTTATAAAGACGGTTATCATCCCCCCAATAAAAATTCCAACCGTTACGTTTAGTTGTTCCATTAGTTCCTTGCCGTGAGATGAAGCTTGCGGACGCGTCCATCTGCCCCACCACTTTCATGACGCCGCTGACGTCATTGATCAGACGCACGTTGTAGTCGTCTTGGGAGTTATTAAAATGGAAGTCAATAAACGGGCTAGATGCGAAAAGCTCCATACTCGCGAGGCTAACCGTAGAGGTAGTTCCCAGACCTAAAGAGGTACGCGCAGCGGCGGCAGTAGTGGCACCAGTACCGCCCTGGCTAACAGCCAATGCAGTCGTCAACCCTGCGAGTGACGTAATATCACTGTTAGCGCCTTTCGCTGCTTTGGCTGCCAATGAATTTGTGATGCTACTCCAGGCAGGGCCGGTATAAGTTGAGCCGTCAGGCAGGGTTACTGTGATTGTCCCCGTTCCGCTGAATACCTGCTGCCAATTAGCTTTGTCGAGATTGAGCCCACGGATAGCTTTTGCAACGTCAGCGGCAACCTGTGCAGTGATCCCAACAAGTGTCGCATTTGGTACCGCTGTCCATGCGTTACCTGTAGCAGTCGGGCCACCATAGGCAGTTATCAGAGTTAATGCGGTTGCCGAGGTTATCGTTTTAACGCCAAGTGTGTAAGTCACACCGCCGACAATTACGACAATGAAATCACCCGCTTTTAAATCGGTTGTGAAGGCCGTTCCGGTACCGGTCACGTTTGCTGAATTATTGGTTAATGCGATTGTGCCTGCTGACATGCTTTTCTCCGGCCATAAAAAAACCCGCCGAAGCGGGTTCATGTGAAATAGTGGGGTTATTTATCGCACGTTGTGCTGATGAAATTCGTCTTACTTACCCAGCGCCAGCCGAATGGATCACCTGCTTTATACTGAGTATGGCTGGCTACCTTACGAACACCATAAATCTGCACATTGGTTTCCTGCCCTGCGACCAGCGCAACGCCAGCACAAACGGGATCCTGCTTTTCAAGCATTCCTGCACAACCGGAAACCATCAAAGCAATGGCAAGAACCATTAAAATATTCTTCATGTTTATGTCCCTATCAACGTAGATAAAAAGACATTAACAATGAATATTAAGCGGGGATAATTGGTTATATAGATCAATATATTGATATTGATCGTTTAAAACGATCGATATCGTTATTTATTGATTAATAACGTGAAACATCAATCGCGAATATCTGATCGCGCGAGTTTGAATAGCCGACATTGTGTAGCTCTTCACCCGGCGCATCGCGCTGACCGGCCCTGATGCGAGTAGAAGAACCGTCGTAGTATGCTGAAGTATCAATGGGAGAAGACCACGGGCGTGGCTGGGTGGTGCCCATAACGCCCACCACAACACCCACCACTCTGGGCAACACGGCCCATTTTCCACTGACAGTTTTATCAACCAAATACCCGATGTCGGTTGTGGAGCCTATTGTCCCGTACCCAACCGGTGGATTCATCACCTTAGTTTCATTGGTCAAAATGCACTGCCCCGCAGCATTCCAGATGGCAACTCCCCATTTAGGCAGCGGTTGCGGTATGACGTATCCAAAAATGTAAATGGTGACAGTTCCCGGACTGCCGCCAGTCCCCGCCACCTTATAATTCAGGGTATAAGTGGAATCAATCTTTCTGATATAGAACAGCACATTGCTCACAGTTGCATGACAGCCGATTATGAAAGGTGACGAAGAATTTACCGGAAGGGTGTATGAACCGGCTGCAGAAGGGTTCAAAACTATTTTCTGTACAAGAGACATTGGCGTCGTATCAGGTGTCACCCACGGATTACCATACTGATCTGAAATTAACGCTCCCCAATTTGCCATTATGCTTTTACCAAATAAATGATTAACCAACATTCATCAGCGGTATATGTTCCAGCTGAGTAGTCGCCATTCGCATCACTGATCGATATCGTTCCGCCTGACCCCGTAATTTTCCGGCGTGACCCGGAATAAGCATCTCCTGTTATTGGGGACTGGATTGCTTCAACACGAAACCCTGACGGAACGGTATAGGAGTACGTGCCGGAAACCTGCCCGGCACTTAAATACACGGTTGCCACAACCAACACCGGCACGATACCGGTGTTATTAGGATTGCCGCTTGCATCCCATGTTTGGATCCCCCAGTTAGCCATTACCAGGCCCCCGTAATTAGACCGACTTGCACGCGAAGCACCCCGTTATCGTCCTTAGTACTGATCGTGGTATTCGTCTGTTTCATTGCACCAGCGCCGCCAGCGTTCCCAAGGTTGATAAACGTACCAGATTTACTTAATTGCCAGCCCTGAGTTGAACCGTCAAAGTTATTCGACTGAATGAAGTTGCCGATCTTCGCATTGGTAATCGTCCCGTCCTGGATGAAGGCATCGCTTATAAACACCTGCCCGTTAACCACGGCGAAGGGTGAATATTGCGTATCCCCAGAACCTGACATCAGCACAAACTGATTCGCATTAAAGCCAACACGCGTCACCACAGGCTGACCAGCCTGCGCCAGCACGGCAATCGACATCCCTGCGTTGTACATGACGCCACCGATCCGCACGCCAGTTTTCAGGGTGTAAATTGCTGAAGCACCACTGGCATCAACCACGGCCGTTAGTTTGTCCTCGAGCGCGGCAGTCACGTCACCAATCTGCGCCTGCACCTGAGTCGTCAGATCCGCCATCGCCTGATCGACATCAGCGATAGTCGTTTTCACCGTCAAAATATCAGCGCGCACCTCACCGTTCTGGGCGAACTGGTGATCAACGGTTGAGTTGAGGTTCAGAGCATTTTGCAGAATGGCATCAATGTTGGTTTCAATGTCACTCGTCAGTCGGTCACCGTCGGCAGAATTCAGGAAGTCATCAGCGATATCGCCTAGGTAATCGTCGGCATTATCGTTCACCATGCCTCTGACCCAATCGGTATACCCTGACTCATTCCCGGTCTTATCCACCAGTTGGGCGCAGTACCAGAATACCTGACCTGCCCTTAACCCTAATTGCGTATAAACTGCCTGCGGATAGGGAACATCAGACAATAACAACGGATTAGACTGATCAGAGTTCTGAGTATAGAGAATCTCTGTTTTCAGGGTGTCGGAGGTATTTTCCGGGAATCCCCAATTCAGCTGAATCCCCCAGTTAATGCCCGTGGCCGTGAAACCTATCGGTTTAGGCGGATTCCCCTCTTTGCCGGTCAGCGTCACTTCGACCGAATAACCCCACCCGCTTGATATTTCCGCTGCATTGATAGCTCGCACGCGCACCAGATAGCGGCCAGCGTAGATGCCTGGCACTTCGAATGACGTGGTAGAGCTTCGCGGTACGTTTACCCAATTGCCGTCGTTGCGTCGCCATTGGGCCTCATACGCGATAGCATTCGTCGTTGCGTCCCACGTCGCCCGCATGGTCTGAACGCTGATCCCCTGATTGACCACAGAGTATGAGCCGATCTGAATATTTGCAGGGGCAGACTGGCTGCCCGGAGGGATAACACTGATCGGGCGTTCATCGATAATTGCGCCGGTATCGATGCGCGCATATTTATCCGGATCGTGATACGCCGCAGAAATGGTGAAGGTATTGTCGTTGTTGTCAGCCAAGCTAAGCACACGGTATTGCTGTGCATACAGCTCGTCCGACTCAACAACCCAGACGCTTTCCGACTCTGGGATTTCACTGTAAGCCGTCGTGACAGTGACAACCCTCCCCGACACCGACTGAATTGTGCGTGACTGAGCTGCACCTGAGGGAAGGTTTAAAATAAGCCGGCCGCCGGCGACAGCATCCGGCGCGCGGTCCAGCGTTATGGCCCTGCCATTCACTGAACTTATGCGACCGCCCATAACTTTACCCGACAGCATTTCATCGGCGACCCCAATGATGTAACCCGGCTGAGGGATCATGCCATCGAGCCCGACCGAGAAGGTAATCACGCGGTCTTTGTTATTGGTCAGAATACCCCAGCGCCCTTTCCTGTTAGCTTCTGACTGGCGGGTACAGCCGATCGCCGTCAGCTCTAACTGATTGAAACCGTAACGAGTGACCAGATCCTGTTCAAAGACAGGTTCCATTGCGTCAGCGTAGGCATTGTCCGGATCAGACCATGACACCAGAGCCGTCGTATACCGTGTCTTGGTGGTGCTGCTCGAGTAACTGAACCGACCATCGATGACGTTTGCGCGGGTGTAGCTGTAATCGATATCGCGTGGCATGTCTGCCAGGGCAACAATCTGATTACCGCCCCAGTACGTCATGCCACGAAAGATGGCCGCGAAATCCCGAAGAACCGTATAGGCATCATTCCGGCTTTGCACGTACACATTGCAGACATAACGCGGCTCTGTGCCGCTGCCGCCTTTACCGTCTGGAACCAGCTGGTCGCAGTACTGCGCGACCTGGTACAGCTCCCATTTATCGATGTTAGCCGCGGTAAGCCGGTTACCCAGACCAAAGCGATCCGTCACCACCACATCATAGAAAATCCACGCCGGGTTATCAGACCATGCCCATTTAAAAGCCCCCGCCCATGTCCCGCTGTACGTGCGCGTTATCGGGTCATAGTTATCGGGTACGCGAATGACGCGCCCCTGCGGTTCACATGAAATCTGTGGGATAGAACCGTTGAACTGGCTGGAATCAAATTCGATGTACAGCAGCGCTGTGTTCGGATAACGCAGTTTGGCGTCAATGACTTCCGTGTAACTCTGGATCGTCATGGCATCGCCAATTTTGGCGCTGTTGGCATCAGTGGTGATTTTACGAAGCCGAATCGTCCACATTGACCCAGCCTGCGGCAAATCAATACGGTGGCTGCGCTCATATCCCGATGTGGTTTTACCGGTAACCGCCGTATTCACTACCGTCTGAAACGCGCCACCGTCGGTTTGCATTTCAATGGTGTAATTGATCGAGTATCCAACCAGATCCCCATCATCTTCTTGTTTGAAGAGTGACGGCCATTTCAGCCGCAGGCGAATAGCTGAGAGTTGGGTATTCGTGAATGTATGCGTCCAGGCTACGGCGCTTTTAACTTCAGTGCCGACGCTTATTTCGTTTTCCGTGCCCGGCAAACCCTGAATGTAGGATTGTGCCTGCGTCCCGGCGCGGAACTCCCACGCCACCCCGCTGAAATTGCTCGAGCCGTCACTGTTTAGAAGCGGCGTTCCGTCCAGAAAAATGGATTGGCCTGTCAGGCCACCGCCGAATTCCCCTTCCCCCAGAGCAATAAGCAGTTTTGCTTTAGCGATAGATTGAAGGTCATCAGGCTGTTCTACAGGCGTGCGGGATGAAGAACTGCCGCCCTTGCGGCCTTTTATTTTGGTTGCGGTTGCCATATTGCGCCCATAAAAAAGGCCGCCGCGGCGACCTTAGATGGAAGAATTAGAGGTGGGGTTTACTGCTGGTCTTCGACATAAATTCCGGCGGAAATAATCGCACCGCCGATTCGACGCTTGCCGTAAAGAAGCGGAACCGGATAGCCCTGAGCTGCCGTATTCGTGACACCGCCAAAGGCATAGGAAGCCTGGTTGTCGGCATCCTGTTTGCTGGCGAGGCCAGAGGTCTGCGGGGAAAGCATTTGAATGACGCCGCCAAGGGCCATTGCAGCACCAACTTTAATCATTCCTGCGGCGACGGCACCGCCGATACCGGTCCAACCGGTTAAAGCACCAACAACCACACCCACGACAACCAAAACAGCTCCCAGAATGGTTTGCAAAGCTCCAGCGCGCTTACTACCAATAGGCACAGGAACAATTTTTATTACATCTTCAGTGGCTGGATAGCCCAATTCGTCAACACCAACATTTTTCTTACCGATAAATACCGCATAAGTGAGCCCTCGCAACTTACTGGTATTCAGGAATCGTTCAAAATTTGAAATAGTTTTACATAGTGCATGGATGGCCTCCGCTTTAGTGCGTACCAATCGCTGGTGTGTTTTACCAAAAGTTTTTGCGAGTAGACCATATAACTCAATTGTCGCCATTTTTTCTGGAATTGCCTCGACCATTAATTAATCCCCATAAAAAAAAGCCGCCTAAGCGACTTTTGATTTATTTTGTTTGCCACATTCTATACTGACCAGCGGCGCCTATTTCCGTTTCATATTCTCTGGGTTTGCCATCAGCTATTAACTGAGTCGATTTTCTCCATTCAGTTAGAGCACATTTAAATCTAACTGAAAGGGTATGCTCTCCCTGGGGGAGATAAAGATCGACATACTCATTTTGTTGCAAGCCTGCAATTTCTTTTTCATCAACTTTCAGAACTAATGGGCAGTCTTCCCCTAAAGAAGCACCAGTCAACTGAGATAATCTGTGCACTCGAACGTGGGTAAGGTTGTCTTTAACCATCGTAATATTCGTATCATATATCGTTCGGGTTGCTTCGTAAGGTTTGGCTGCACACCCCGCCAGCGCGAGCGCCAGCCCTGCTATGAGTAGTTTGTTCATCTTCACTCCTCTACGTTTAGGCCCTAATGTTAGCTGGAAACTCTTATGTTATAACTGCAAATTCATCCACATCTGTTAACATTATGCTGCCGTATCAATGTGATTGATAAGCATTTATTTACAAAACGCTCTAGATGCATGAACGTAAAGGATTGTTATGAAGAAGAAATTTATCGTTATGGTGTTACCGGCATTTTGGTTAGTGAATATTCCCACAGCGACCAGCGCGACAAAGTCAGTGTGTAGCAACATCACTCTCGATCAGGCTATGAACGCGGTTAAAGATGACTATTATCATAAACGTATAGAGCGTTGGACAAATGACCTTACTCTGTTAGGCACATCGAAGCCACAACTCAGCTTCGATAAGAGCAAAGTGGAAGTTACCGATGTTTATCTCCTGCCATTCACTGCGAAAGGGGAAAAAACTTCGAAAGAATATTTCGCGACCTACCAATGTAAAAATGGAGAAATTGAATATTCTTCTAAATAAAAAAAGCCACCTTACGGTGGCTCTATTTTTTAACGGAAACCAGTACCTTTAACCGCAATTTGACCGGGCATAGAAATCTGGTAAGGCTTGCCTTTCGTGTAATCAAGCACTTTTGTTGAAAACTCACCGATTGGCCCTCGGAAGGTACTAGGGTTTGCATCATAGATATCATTATACCCGCGGACAACACCGTTATAGGTCCATGCACCACTTGATTGAATCGTCAGTTTACCTTCCGTTTTCAAAGTAACATTTCCCAGATAGGAGGCAGGTATAATGCCATCTAACATGGTATTGCGACTGAAGTTTTCTGCAATCTGGAAAGTACCTACACGTCCGCTATTTACGATGTTCATCACAGGCGCGATCTGATTAGGTTGAATGCGGAGACCGATGTTTTCAAGTTTTACAAAACGCTCCTTACCATCACCCCACATATAATGCGCCCATGCCGCAATAGAAGACATCGCAGTGCCGCTCAATTCATTTACGCTCTGAGTATTGTAGTTGAAATTACCAGCACCGGGGCCTGTATGAATAGCATCATAATTACTCATTTTTGGCTGTTTCACTAAACGAGTATCTGCATAACAAAACGTCGCAACGTTTGATGCAACGACTTGCATTGTTTTGGGATCCTTCAAATCATGAGTATCCATATACTTAGATATCCATGCTGCGCAACCCTGAGCCACTTTAGGTGATTGATAATAGGGAAGTGTTACTTGTAAGAATAATTGCCCTTCATTAGGACCTTGAGCCGCGAACCCCGAAGATATAGCCGAATAACCACCACCTAAAAATGTACTTGGTGTTGGTGGAATGCCAGTGCTGGTAATAGTATCAGTCATAATAAATTCTCTCGTTGAGATAGTGAGTCATATTTATAACCAACGAAATAATTTTGATGTAGTCAATTATGTTGTGTAGTACTTGGAACATACAATATGCCATAAAAATATGGTAGAAACTTCTGTAAAGACAAGGTAAAAAGCTATTTTTCAGCCCTTACAAAAAGAGATAAAAATTTATTAAGTATATTCAATCTCAATTTATCCCTTTTAAGCATGTTTCAAGAGATAGATTTATGTCGAACTATTTTCACAGTCCTGTCTCTCCAATATCCGCCGTATGGAACACGTTTACTGAGCATGCCGTACATATGGTGCATTAGCATATTGCCTTCGAGCAGGATCCCTGCGTGATTCCACTTTTTGGACTGAACCTGCATGATCACCATGTCGCCTGGCTTAGCTGGTCCGCTGAATTCACGGAACCCACATTCATACCAGCAGTCCTGATAAAAGTTATCTGGGTGTTCGTCTTCCCACCAAGGATAGTCAACCCGGTAATCGGGCAGCTCAATACCGTGCATCTGCCGGTAATAGCTCATCACAAGACCCCAGCAATCAGTGTGCCCAAGCACGAACGGCCGCTCGAGTAGCGGCAACTCGCCCCGTGGTTGGATGGTTCGAAAATCCCCCTCCGGCCAGCTCACAATGTGCCAGGGTAATTCTGTTGCGTCGCACTGTGCCTTATCCAGTTCGCTCGGTTGTGTCGTTGCATCCGGATGGCTGTGAACGATGGAAATCACCGTTCCCCAATCCTCAGCGTCAGCATAACCGGCGGGGTCGAGGTGAAAGTCTTCCGTTGGATTGGCGGCCAGATTTGCACATGGGAAATAGCGTTCAACCCGGCTTTTCTGCGCCACCACACCGCAGCATTCGTTCGGGTAACACTGCCGGGCATGTTCGAAAATCTCCTGCTGGGTTTTATCACGCATAATCAGCTCTTAATCAGGGAAGTGCCCGGGAAGCCGCCGAACGGCAATTCGTTGTTTGCCCCGAAGCGGGGCTTGCAGCCAGAGTTCAGCGTGCCGTTGCATACGTCGAGCGAGGGATCGCTAACCGGATTACCATGCTTATCGAAATAGTTAGTACCGGCATAATCACATCCATCCCCTGAACGGTATTTTCCACGAATGCACCAGTTGCAAAGAGAATGAAGTTGCCGCGTAGGGATCATCAATCCCTGTAAATCCATCGGGCTGCTCAGCGTGAACTCAACAGAGATGTTGGTTTCCATACTTTTGCTGTCGATGTAGAAAACCTGTAACTTTTCCTGCGTGGCGTCCGCCGTGGCATTCCCGCCAGCAAAGTTTCTGGCGTCGAGGTATTTCGCCAGCGTATCGTGAATCGTCACCACAGCCTGAAGCATGTCATCGTAAGCCAGACAAAGTGCAGTGATTGACCCGTCGAGGTTCGCCACTGTCAGTTTTGGCTGTGCGCCGCTTCCGCTGGTAGACGCCTCGATCCCCTCAATCTGAACCGGCCATGCTGAATATTCGTTTCCCTGCCACCAGATGGATTTTGCAGGAAGTTTTGATTCGTCGTAAACCGGCGAACCACCGATATATTCAATTTTGGTGATATAGCGGGTGCCCCACGGTTTACTTGCCGCCGGTATTGGAACTGAACTCGCAGAACCGAAGGAGAGAGTGGCTGTTTCTCCCGTGGAGTATGTGACTTTTAAGCCGGATGAACCGTTTGCAGGAATTGAAGCCGATGCGGTCGGACGCGTTGCAATTGCAGTAGTTGTGTTTATTTGACTGGAGGCAACCGAACCGATTTCGACCTGGGCGCCCCACACAAGTAAACCATCAATACCATTACCTGTATATGTCGGCCTCCTGCCTTGAGAAAGGGTTTGCAAAACACCGAATCCAACATCCTTATTGGCTGTGGCTGCACCTGAAATCACTACCGTTGCGGAACATCTGAACCAACCATTTCCAATAGGGATAATCGACGCAGATAAAGCATTTCCTGACATGGTTGAATTCGAAATATCGAAATTCTGATATGACCCATTTGTCCCCGTGGCGCCGCCAGTCCATCTAATTTGAAGAATGGACGCTTCAACAGCTTTCACAAAAATTGATGTTGCGAAAGTGTCCCCGGCCGTTAATGTGCTGCGTTCAGATTGCGCTATCTCATGTATTCCTGATGCTGCACTAGGAACAATTTTACAAGCGTTCGTAGAGCCATCCGGAGCTGCAAAGCCGGTACTTACAGTGACTGCTGATTTAGACCAGGCTGAATTCGTGAAAGCATTGGAGTAAAGGAGCGCATTGAATTTGCTGCTCTCTGGTTCTGTTCTCCCGATGGCTTCCAAATATTCCAGTGGCCACAGATTTGCCGCCGCCTGGTAGATTTTCCCATCCTGACCAATATAACTGGCCGAGCCAGCGCGCTGGAAGGTCACACGATTATCCAACAAGGTTTCGGTCAAATTGATAGGGCTCAGGGGATTAGCTGCGGCAATTTCATCTTCGGTGTAAGCCAGATTGTAATTGTGAAATCTGAGGATTTCACCGGTGCCAAAAGCGGTACCATCAACCTCAAAAAGCCGTACAGTATCGCCCGGTTCTAATTTCTGATAATCATTGTTGATCATGGTTTAAAAGCCTGTTCGAACGTTGCAGTTAGCGTGTAATTATCCGCGCCCATCGCTTCCGATTTGTATTCATCACAGCGCCAGAAACCCAGCGGGTTTAATGGTGGTTTCCAGAGAAATGATTTTTTTCCGGCCTGGCGATCAAGAAAGTCCTGAATTGCCTGAATGTATTCTTCTTTACCGATAAAACTCAGATTCCATTCTTGGGTACGCGGGTTAATCCCATCCCCCGCGACCTGTGTGTAACCATCGCCAAAGCTTGCCTTTCTAACGCGGTGTTTAACATCCGCCTCAGCACTTACCCGTGGGTACCATGTGAATGTTTCAATAGCCATTTATCACCTGCTTTTAATAGCATTCCAGATATCGCCCCCTGGGCGTAAATCCTTGGATTTATTCTGCTGATAGAGCTGATTAACATAGTTGGCGATCTGAGAACCAAACTGTTCCCAGCCAGAACTGGATTGCGATGAAGAATCGCCGCTGCTGTCGATGGTGATATAAACCTGAGGAGCAGCAGATGTTGATGTTGCCGAAGAACTATCTCCTACCGCTCTCACACCAAGCGAACCATCAGATCCACGCGTTAGCGGCATGATTGCTTCCGGCCCCGCTTCGCCCATCAATCCGGCCCCCTTCGCAAAAGCGAACATGGTCGGCGAACTTACTATGCCGTTACTGTATGCACTCAGACTCGGTGAGTTATAAACGCCCCCCTTTGCATTCAATGAAAGATTGCTATAGGCACCGGTTGAAAAACCACTCGCTGCTGTGCCAGCTCCAGAAGCCGCTGCGCCGGAACCAAACAGGCTAGTTGCTGCCCCAAAGATGCCCTCTAGTGCGCTGGACATAGCGATCCGCGCAGCGATTTTTGCCAAATCGGAAAGAACAGATGTAGTAAATGATTTAAAACTGAATTTACCTGTTGTGGCAAAAGTCGCCAGAGAATCAGTCATGCTGTCGAAAAGGCCAGATGAGAAAGTGGCAATCTGGCTATTTGCATCACGTGCGCTGTCAATCCAGTTAAGCGTACCGCGGCGGAAACCCGCACTGTAATCCTGTTCAGCGGTGAGTTTGTCCTGATTGGTTTGCTCAGTGATCTGCAGCTCTTGTT